TGCAGAAATTGCAGGAAAGCGTATTGTACTATCCCCTTATATTACCTATATGGTAAGAGACTCTATATATATAAATAATTCTATTGCAAAACGATCTATTATCAACTGATATTGCAATTGAGTGTATATAATAAAATATTTTATTACGATATATCTATGCAATCCTTGGCCGAAGAATGGAAAACATCCGCTCGTTGGACATCTGTCCAGCGCCCCTATTCCGCTGAAGATGTGGTTCGTCTACGGGGATCTGTTCCCATTGAACACTCCCTTTCTCGTCGTGGTTCCATGAAACTGTGGGATCTATTACATACAGAGCCTTACATTAATACACTTGGTGCTCTTACTGGCGGACAAGCCATGCAACAAGTTAAAGCAGGTGTCAAGGCCATTTACCTCTCTGGTTGGCAAGTGGCAGCAGATGGTAACACCAGCGGTGCTATGTACCCTGATCAATCCCTTTACCCAGTTGATTCCGTCCCTCGCATGGTTGAGCGCATTAATAACTCCTTTCAGCGTGCCGATCAAATTCAGTGCGCTAAAGGTGTTCTACCTGGAGATGCGGCCTTCATGGATTACTATGCCCCCATTATCGCAGATGCCGAAGCTGGATTTGGTGGAGTTCTCAATGCCTTTGAACTAACCAAAGCACTCATTCGTGCAGGAGCCGCTGCCGTTCACTTTGAAGATCAACTCTCTTCCGTCAAGAAGTGTGGTCACCTCGGTGGTAAAGTATTGGTTCCTACCAAAGAAGCCATTGATAAACTGGTTGCCGCCCGTCTCGCAGCAGACACGATGGGAGTCCCTTTGATGGTAGTTGCAAGAACCGATGCGGAAGCTGCGGACTTGTTAACATCGGATTATGATGAAAATGACAAACCCTTTCTCACAGGCGAACGAACCCAAGATGGTTTCTACAAAACCAAAAAAGGCCTAAATCAGGCGATCTCTCGTGGACTCGCCTATGCTCCCTATGCTGACATGGTCTGGTGCGAAACAGGCAAACCCGACTTGGCCTTTGCGAAAGCCTTTGCAGAAGCCATTCATGCTGCTTATCCTGGGAAGCTCCTCGCATACAACTGCTCTCCCTCTTTTAACTGGAAGAAGAACTTGACCGATGCTCAAATTGCTACATTTCAAAAGGATTTAGGTGCACTCGGCTACAAATATCAATTTATCACATTGGCGGGTATTCATTCCATGTGGTATAACATGTTTGATTTGACAAAGGATTATATGGAGCGAGGCATGAGCGCCTATGTAGAGAAAGTTCAGGAACCAGAATTCCGAGCCCGTGACCAGGGATATACCTTCGTTTCTCATCAACAAGAAGTTGGCACAGGCTACTTTGATGATATTACAAATGTCATTCAAGGGGCACACTCGTCGGTTACTGCGCTATCGGGTTCTACGGAAAAGGAACAATTTTAAAATAAAATAAAATGTGTCTATAATCATATTGTAAAATATATGATATGATTATATGTCATCGTGGAATAATTATAAACCACATTTTCGTGATAAAAGTACGTTTGTTTCGAACTATGTATCTCCGATAAAAGCTATTGCACTTACACAGGTGTCCAATTTTACTGGTATACAATTTACACTTTCAAGTAATTGGCTAAGTGCAGTTAATATCAATGAATATATCAATCGACCTATTCACTATTTGGAAATAGGCACATTTAACGGGGCAAATTTATTTTCGGTGGCAGGTTCGTATGGCGCACATGCCGAAAGTCAGTTGCATTGTATTGATCCATGGATAGATTATGACGACTATCCTGAATACAAGGGCGAACAATCCTCTTCGTATGATACCTTTCTTCAAAATCTAGAGAAATCAGAACACAAAGAAAAGATTGCGGTTCATCGTGGATTTTCGCATCAGATTGTTCCCATGTTTGCAGACGATTTTTTTGATATCATTTATATTGATGGCAATCATGAGCCTGAATATGTACTAGAAGATGCCGTTCTCAGTTTTCGAAAATTAAAAAAAGGAGGCATGATGATTTTTGATGATTATGGGTGGGGTGGCCCTGATATGACACAGCGTGGAATTGACGGATTTTTGTCTGGGTATCATAAACGTATGGATGTACTCGGCATCCGAGGAGAGCAGTTGTTTGCGAGGAAGAAGTGAAGCTGGAGCCATCTAAATCCTGCATAAATAGTATATTCTCATATAGCTTTATTTATACTTGGTCGTTTGATTACAGGATTTTCCTTCATAGCATCTGTTACTGTTTCATATACATGTAAAATCTCATGTAGGTTATTAGGATTAATCTTTTGATTAGCTCTAAATGGTATTTAGTGTACATACTCTTCTATCACAGCGCTATCTAGTTCTACGGAGAAGGAACAATTTTAAGGATGGCCTTTTTTAAAAAAAGCCCCAAAATATTATATGTATCATTTTAACTCCCCCCCTAGATTTTTAAGCTCCTTTTAAAAGCCCCCTGGATTTTTGGAGCCTTTTTTTAAAAAGGCTGTGTGTATAATCATATAATAGATTCTATCATATGATTATAATGTCCTCGTGGAATAATTTGAAACCACACTTTCGTGACAAAGGTGCCTTGCCTTTTTTGCCAAAACCTATTGCAGAACCAGTTTTTCAACCCACATTTAAGCCGTTAGAGCCATTAAAGCCTCTTCCGCCAGTAAAACCAATTCAAGAGTATTCGCCTTCTCCTATGGATGTAGCAGAGTTCTGCATCAAGCCCATTCGTTATTTGGAAATTGGAACGCAACAAGGATTGAATCTATTGACAGTAGCCGGTTCCTATGCTGCCCACCCAGGTAGCCAAGTGCATTGCATCGGTGAATGGAAAGATTTTGATAGCCACTTTCAAGAAAATGGTCATCAATCCTCCTCCTTTGATATCTTTTTGGAAATGGTAGAATTGTCTGAACATAAGCATAAAATTATGATTCATCGTGGCGCTTCTTTTAAAATGATTCCAACCTTGGAGGATGAATCGTTTGATATTATTTACATTAGTGGTACATATGATGCAAATCAAGTTTTGGAAGAAGCCGTTCTCAGTTTTCGCAAATTAAAAAAAGGCGGTGTCTTGATTTTTGATAACTATACTAAATCCGAATATGTACAAAAAGGCATTGATGGATTTCTCATTAGTTACTACAAACAGATTATGCCGATGGGGGTTCGTGGGGGGCAGATGACGATTCGGAAGAAGTAATATGTTTTGAATGTCTGTATTTCTTTGTTCGCTGCGCTGTCATAAATTTACTGCAAAGAGTTTTTAGCGCATCTTCTTTTTCTTTGTTTTCCTCTAGTGATTTTACAAAAGTAGACCATCGCTTTATCCATTTAGGATCTTCTGGATTTTCTTCAGTATATGCTTCTGTAAATGTTTTGAAGCGATCTAGTTTTCCTTCTAAGAATGCTTTCACCACTGTAGTAGCAGGCCACTGCTCTCTATCTTCTCGTTCTACTACATCTAACTTATTAGCGCATAATTGATTATGCCGAATGCGTCTTAGATTTTCTACAAATGATTTAATGATTGGCTCAGCATCTTGTACTGTTTTACCTTTGACCGATAGGACAAAGGTGACCCAGTCTGATTCCCATGTTTTTTCCAATGTATTATTTTGTTCACAAAATAATTTGTAAATATTTTCATTATCTTGTTTGATAGCTTCATAGATTTGTTTGGTTTTCCATTGCTTTGGAATAGATACTTTAGTATAACCTTTTTTATCTTGAATGGATTGTACTTTTTGTACAATTATTTCTTGATGAGGTATAATAATTTCATTTTTATTTTGATTATTTTCCTTGAGAATCACTGAAGAATATACAATAACTTGTTTGTCACATTCTCTACGATGTTGAATTGTTCTTCTATTTTTTTCATCATACATTAATTTTTTACATAATTCAATTCCTTTTTCTTTAGATAGCAATGGCAGTTGCCTCATTACATTATCCAATTGTTGATCAAATAAGGATGTTTTATCATAGTTAGATTGATACCATTCTATAAATTTATCTTTTTTGCCTTGTGTTAAATAGCAATATACAGTTGTACATTGCATATATTTTTTATCGGTTAAACTATCTATAGTTGCTTTTCGTGAACGTTCTTTTTCTTGTTCTGATTTAATTTGTTCAATGATATTATCTTTATTTGTTATTAAGTCATCCAGATGTCGTATTTGATTCATCATAGATATAAATTCTGGTGTTTTTTCTTTTTCTTGACACCATTTTATATATTGCATATATTTTCCAGTTATCATCATTTTATAAATGTCTTCAGATGTATAGTACTCATTTCTACAATATGTGTTATCATAAATAGGAACATTATCAAATATTTCACGTTTACAAGAATGTATATGAATTTGAATACATTTTTCAATAAAATCGGAATATGATAGAATTCCTTTCATTACATTACAGTGACCACAACATGTTCGTGAATTTTCAATTGAATAACATCGTACTAATGAATCAAAACGATCTATACCATTAGCATGATCACCAGATGATAAAATTCCACATAAATAGCATACATTTTGCAGTAACTTATTATATTCAGATTCAGATAATAAGAATTCTATTTGTCTTTTTTTTGAATCGCTTTTATATGAAGAATATGATGCTCTAGGAGATGTTGACAAGTATGATTTCCATTTTTTAATAAGTGGTGTTATAATTGTTATTTTATTGTTATAATATGTACAAATAGCATCCACTTTATCTAGAAATTCATTTGGATGTTGCATATTTTTAATTACATTACACATTTTACAACATGATATACAATTTTGAAAGACATAACCTTTATTATTATCAATTCTATCAATACCATTTAATCGCGATAAAGATTGAAATCCACAATAATAACATGGTTTAATAATCAGACTCTCAAAGTCTAATTCAGATAGAGTAAATAATAATCCTCTTGAATATGCATTTTTTTGAACACATCTCCATAGTTCTGCAACAGATATTGTTTTATCTTCTTGTTTTTTTTGTAATTGTGTAGAAGATGATAATATTGTAGTAATATCATGTTTTTTACGAAGCATAGATATCTCAATTGCAATTTTAGTTTTATCATGTTGTTTGCATATTTCACATTGATTACCTTCTATAATTTGTTGAAAACATCCTCTTTCAATATCACAATATTTAATATGTTTATTTTTTTCATGTTCGCGTAATAATTCTCTAATATGTTTTTTACAATATGTATCTTCTTCCTTATTAATTGTAAATGTACATCCATTAAATTGACATTGAAATTCTTTGCTATATTTTTTTTTCCGACAAGATGAACAGTTTTTATGTTTTTTGTGTTTATCATCCATTGATAATTCAAAATCACAACCTCTAAAGAACATACCACATGGATTCTTCCCCTCTTTTATAAAAGTATCATATTCATAATTTCGTTGATGATATATACAGAATCCATTTTCTTGTGGATGACGTTGACAAGATTCATTTTTTCTAGGACCTTGTTGCACTAATGCTTTGCATATTATGATATTATCTTGAGCCATTACTATATTCTTATCTAGTAATAGCTTTAGATTCAATTTTATAAACGCATGTAAAATGAGTACATTATCAATATTAGATTATAATACATTTGTAATATAAATAAGTATATTACAAAAATAATAATATGTAAAAATAATATATAATTGCCGGAATGCGTATACACCATGTTTAATTGGAGTACGCAAGTCCACCCATTCCGCTCATAATACGTAGAACGTTATAGTTTGTGGCGTACACCCGAACGGTGGACGACAAGTTGGTGCCAACGGCGTTGTTGGAGACCGTCAACAACAAAGTGGTGTTGTCAATACGGGACAAGTTGCATGTTCCCGATGGCTGATGCTGCTCAGGCTGCAAGGCAAACGAATACACGTTGATACCAACAGCTGGGATGTTGGTGTGGTGCTGGTATGGCTGGACCCAGTTGAAGTAGTTGCCGTCGCGAACCTGGAAGCGATCGTGGCCGTTGAGCTGCAACAAAGCGGTGATCGTGGGGTTCTTGCCAGCCATGCCTTCCACACGGGTGACGGAGTAACCAGACTCCAAGACGGAGCGGTCCCACCAGTCCGAGTAGTTGAATGGCTGCTGGCCCTTCCATGGGTTGATGACCGAGTCATCGCACGAGACAAACGAGTCACGCTGGACGACCCACACCAATTCCTTGCATGGGTGGTTGAAGTTCAACTTCAACTTGTTGGCAGACGAGGTGATGGATTCACCGCCAGTGTACTGCAAGACATCAATCAAGTACTCGTGCGATACCTGGGCGAACTTACGACGTTCATCCGTGTCCAAGTAGATGTAGTCCACGTACAACGAGGCAGCGGCCAAACCGCATTGGCCGACACGGTTGCGGATGGCGTGGGGGTCCGACGAGTTCGAGTAGTCCCAGCACACGTTGTTCAAGGTGTTGAACTCCAAGTTGATGCGGACTTCGTGGTATTGCAAAGCAATCAAGGGCAAAGCCAAACCAGGGTTGCGGCAGAACCAGAACTGCAAAGGAATGTACAAGGTGTACATGGGGGCGCACGAGGTGATGACTTCCGAGGTCAATGGTTCACCGCCATAGCAATCGTTGTCGCAAGTCGAGCCACCCTGGTACAACAAGTTGGTCAATTCAGGGACGTTACCAACCATCTTGGCATAACCAGCCTGCTTGCCGGCCTCCTGGGTGAGTTCGTTCCAGATGTGCATCCAGTCACCGTACTGCTTGTCAATACGCTGGCCACCGATTTCAATTTCAACGTAGTCAATCAAGTTGTGTCCAATCCAGTTCAACCAGCGGAATTGAGCACCAGAGCCATCAGATGGCTGGAGCTGCACCTGAGGCAAAGTGGCCTGCAAGTACATGCGGTGGATCAAATCACCGTTGCGCTGGATAGTGCAGGTGACCTTCTTGCCAAAGTTGGGAGCACCGTTGAAGGGGTTCTCAATGGATTCCATGGCGAAGTTAGTGTGACGACGATAAACAACCTTGAAAAAGGTGATTTGGGGGTTACCAGTCAAATAAACGTCCTGGGCCCCATAGGCAACAAGCTGCATCAATCCGCCGCCGGTCATGAATTTTTTCTATACCTTCATGTAAGAAAATAATTTTGAGAAATCGCATTTTTTAAAAAAGGGTAGTGTCGGAGGCATCTCAAAAATATGAAATAATGTAAAATATATGTTAATTATGTGACGTGGATATCTATTGTTTTATTAAAATAACTCTCCACATAAACATATTTCGATATGCCGGATGAATCATAAATTTGATTAGTTTTGTATCTATAATAATTAATAGATTACCGAAGATGGCTGAAGAAAAACCAAAGTACACTCGTAAAAAGTGTGAACATAATAAGTATTCATTTCAATGCAAAGAATGTAAAGGGGCTTCCATATGTGAACATCAAAAATATAAAAGTATATGTAAATTATGCAACGGAATAAGTTTATGCTGTCATCAACGAATAAAACAACATTGTATAGAGTGCCATGGAGCAAGCATTTGCGAACATAATAGACGTCGCAGTCGCTGTATAGATTGTAAAGGTGGAAGTATTTGTGAACATAATAAACTCAAAAGTAGGTGCATAGATTGCGATGGAAGTGAGTTATGTGAACATAAAATTAGAAAAGAACGGTGTATTGAATGTCAAGGAAGTAGTATATGTATTCATAAAATAAGAAAAAGTAGATGTGTAGAATGTAATGGCAATGAAATATGTATTCATAAAAATAATAAATCATGTTGTGTAGAATGTCATGGAAAAAACATTTGTGAGCATAATAAATTACATTATCAATGCGTGGATTGTGATGGTAAAAATATATGCGAACATAAAACTCGCAAAAGTGCATGCATCACCTGCACCCCATCCATTGCATGCCAACACTGTAAATTTGTCTCTATCATCGGTTCCAAATGGAAGCCCTACTGCTTCCGTTGCTACTGTATTTTGCATCCAGATGCAATCATTCCACGAAAATACAAACTAAAAGAGCATCATGTAACCGATGCGCTAAAAGAACATTTTAAGGAAGAAATCACGATGGTGTTTGACAAACGAGTAGAAGGTGGTTGTTCTAAACGTAGACCTGACATCATGATAGATTTCGGGTCACATTGCCTTATGATTGAAATTGATGAAAACAAACATACAAATTATTCGTGCGAGGAAAAACGAATGGTAGAATTGTATGAAGACATTGGATTCCGAAAAATTATATTTCTTCGTTTTAATCCAGATGGATACACACTAGAAAATAAGAAATACCCTTCGCCATTCAAATATACATCATCTGGTATACTTCAGCTCCACGAAGCAGAAATGAATAGAAGAATGACCGAATTAATTAAAGAGATTGAAATACATAAGGTAAATGAGCCTCTTCAACAATTATCTGTATATTATTTGTTTTACGGTGACATGTGAATAAACTAAAAATAATTTTTAATTTATCACATTCTGAGGGTTTAAAACCAACTCACTTTTACCGTATAAGTGCCTATGAGCGACAGTGCCTTTTTTAAAGTCAAAAGTTCAAAACGCAGCAATCCAGAAGCCCGTACCACACTAGATGCGATTCATCATCAAAAAGTTCAAAATATGATGGAGGAAAAAGATCAACTGCATCAATACAAGCAAGAACTAGATGATCTGAAAAAAAGAATAAATGAGTCTAGTTCTGATATTGAAATCTGGAAATTAGAACGAGATGCAGAGATTTTAGAAAAGAAAATTAAATCGGTTGAAGATGGTTCAGAACTAATGGATTATTATTTGAGAACAGGTGATATTCTGTATAATTATTATGATATTCAAGATCAAATTCAGCAAGGAACACAAGTATTTGCTGCAAATAAAGCAAAACCAGGCTCTATTCTCGCTATTTTAGAAGAAGTAGCGCAAGATAATGATACAAATAATATAGATCCATTTATGATGAGTTCTTCTGTATTAACTACAGCATCTGCATCAACCACTGTTAAAGAATCTGCATTAGAAAAGAAAGGTCTTCAACGGAATCAGCTCCTTAATGATTATTTGCAATTAGAAGATCCATCTATGGCCAGAAATACAGTAGAGGAATATGATGATCCCTGGACATTATGTGAGCGTTGTGGCAATGAAATGATTATGTGTCTAAATGAAGCGAATTTAACCTGTTCTAAATGTGGTCATCAGGAATTTATTTTAGTAGATAGCGATAAGCCATCCTATAAGGATCCTCCTCGTGAAGTATGTTACTATGCCTATAAGAAAATCAATCATTTTAATGAGTGGCTGGCTCAATTTCAAGCCAAGGAAAGTACAGAGATTCCTGCAGATATTTATGATACCATTCTGGTACAATTGAAAAAAGAGCGAATTACGAATATGTCTTCTCTAAAACCCACCAAGTTGCGTGAGATTTTAAGAAAGATGAAATGTTCCAAATATTATGAACACATTCCTCATATTATTAACCGACTCAATGGACAAAATGCGCCATTTATGTCACGAGAAGATGAGGAGAAATTGCGGCACATGTTTCGTGAGATTCAACCATCTTTTAAGAAACATTGTCCAAAGGGACGGCGTAATTTCTTGTCCTATGGATATGTCTTGTACAAATTTTGTGAGTTATTGGAGATGGATGAATATTTGGCCTGTTTTCCTTTGTTGAAGAATCGTGATAAATTGTACTTGCAGGACAAGACATGGCAGAAGATCTGCGGCGACCAAGGGTGGCAGTATCTACGTACAGTCTAGGGCGATTTTATCATTTTTTGCATTACAATTCACCCATTTTTATGATTTTTTAAAATTTAAGCTCTTCATTTTCAAAAATAAAAAGCTTAAAGTATAGTAAGATGGCCTCCCAAATTCTCTACCAGTTAGCATCACAGGCTGCCGTGCCACTATTATCTTCTAGCATCTCTCGTCTCTATTCCTATTACTCTAGCTCAGCTCCTCTTGCTCCTACCATTACCCGAACAGAAATAAATGAAGAGGAAGATTTAGATGCAATTCATATGGATCGCCTATTAAAATGGATGCATCTTATCTTTGAAGCTACTCCTAATAAAGAAACAGATGCTCACAAGGAATACAAAAAAGAACTCTATAGTATTTATGTAGGAATTGTATCAGATTACAAAGAATATCAGCAGTGGAAACACTATAATCGTACACTATGGGTTTTATCATCGTATCGGAAGAAAAATACAAAATCACTTGCAGCCAAGATTTTAGCAGATATTAAATCGTTTCACGATGGATTGCAGATGTTTTCTATGCTTAGCGCTTTTTAGAAAAAAGCGCCCAAAAATCAAGATGTAGTTTAAAATATTTCAGGATGTAGTTTAAAATATTTTTAGATATAGTTTAAAATATTTCAGGATATAGTTTAAAATATTTTTAGATATAGTTTAAAATATTTCAGGATATAGTTTAAAATGGTATAATCTCTTATGAGATAGTGATGACTCTTCTTGCAAGACATATTTCTTTTTTAGAGCAACGAATGAAATCTATTTCTCATTTGCCTACCGCATTTGAGTATTATTCCGCCATACACATGACCTATTTCCATCATACACCATTTTATGTCTATCAAGATATTCCTATGTCGCATAAACTACAACACGGATTTCCTATTCAAGATAAAGGTGTAGATATTGCAAACAATACCTTTACTCATATCGGTCAAGCCAAATATTATCGTGAAGGAAATATTATTCATTATGGTCGTCTAGCTACCTTTTTGGCTACACCCCTTTTGGTTGGAAAAAAAGATATAAAATTAACACTGATTCACACACACGATTGTACTCTTCATGAAGAAATTAAACAAATTATTTCACGAGGAGATTTAACTAATTTTCCGTTGTGTTCTGCTGCATTTTTAGCTCGTAGGCGCACTTTGTAAATCCATTAAGATTTTAATTTCAGGATATGTCTCTATTAAAAATTGTAATTCATTCGGCGTCATATATTTCCATGCGGCATGAATTCCAAAACTTTTTTCACAAAAAATACATTCTACTGAAAATGATTTCGCCTCTTCCCATGACGGCATAAAAAGCGGTACGATTAATTGACATGTAAAATAGACATCTTCATACACACCATCTCTAGGCCAAATCGTATGACAAATCTCTAACATCTTGGATTTTCGTCTTAGTGAAAATCCTCCATTCCCTACATTACCTGTTCTCCACGGAGCGCCCACATAATCATATTTCAAAAATTCATCCAAAAATAATTTGTTTTTTTCTAAAATAATAGTATCCGTTTGAAAAACCAGAAATTGTTCTGTTGGAATACAATGATAGAAGCTCGGGCTCATTAGGATTGTATTGTATTGCTTAATAGTTAAATTATTTACCTTTAACTGGATCGGTGTTAAAATTCTTTTTTGAAATAATTTCAAATCATTTTGGATTATGGCGTCTACAAATTCTTTATTGGTCTGGCCATGAACTATCAGAATGGACCATTCCTCTGGTAGATTTGTTAAAATATTTTGTAAAACAAATGATAGCGCTCGGTGACATCTTGGTTCAACGATGACCGCAGTGTAGGCGCTCATTGATGGAAATGTGGTGGGGGGACTTTATGTTTGGGAGATGCTTATATTATTTTAAAAATAATTTACAATATTTGGAACTATACCAAATCCTACACCTAAAATTTGATTGGATTTCTTTCACTTTCTTTGACTAGAATGAGTTGTTCACCTTCTAGTAAAAAGTTATGCGGTGTAGCATCATGTATGACTTGTTATGCTAGATCCTTTGCAACACATGAAAAAGCTGCATATTGGAGTTCTAAAAATGAGGTAGAACCATCTTTTGTACTTAAAAGTAGTAATAAAAAATATTGGTTTAACTGTACAGACTGCGGTCATGAATTAGAAATTGCATTATGCAATGTTACAAATGGCCAGTGGTGTAAATATTGTAATAGTGATGGATTGTGTGACCAAGAGGATTGCCTATTCTGTCATAGCAAATCATTTGCATCCCATCCCATGGCCGAGATGTGGTCTTCTAAAAATGAAGTGGTGCCACGAATGATTATGAGACGGTCAGATAAGAAAATGTGGTTTGACTGTAAGGAATGTGGACATTCTTTTGAATCGGCATTATATAGTATCAATAAGGATCATCACTGCCCTTACTGTTCCAATCAAAAATTATGTGAAGAAGACTGTAACTATTGTTTTGAGAAATCATGTGCATCTCATGAAATGAGTCATGTATGGTCTTCATTAAATAAATATACCCCTAGACAATTATTTATTCAGTCAAATAAAAACATAAAATTTACTTGTAAAATGTGCCTACATATTTATGAAACAACACCGAGTCATTATCATAATCGTACAAATCAATGTTCATATTGCTCTAATAGAAAATTATGCGACAAAAATGATTGTAAATCATGTTTTGATAAATCCTTTGCATCACATCCTCAAATACATTGTTGGAGTTCCAAAAATACAATCATACCACGCCAAATCTTTAAGGGATCTGAAAAGAAAGGAATATTTAATTGCGATTTATGTACTTCAGAGTTTGAATCAAAATTATATAATGTATTAACGGGATATTGGTGTCCCTTTTGTAAAAAGAAAACAGAAGCACTTCTTTTGAAATTTCTTAGAAATGAGTACCCATCTTGTAAGACTCAATTACGGTTTGAATGGTGCAGAACAGCAGATACCAGACAAATTATGCCATTTGATTTTGGAATAGAAGATAACAAGATTCTAATTGAATTGGATGGAAAGCAACACTTTAGTCAAGTATCCAATTGGAATGCACCTGAAGATGTTCAATTAAAAGATATTGAAAAAATTAAACGGTGTATCAAAGAAGGATATTCTATTATTCATTTGTGTCAAGAAGATGTATGGAAAAATAAGTATGATTGGAAAAAATATTTACTAGAGGAAATAGAGCAATTAAAAACATCTGAGCCAAAATGTGTATTTATTCAAATGACGACTATTTACGAAAAACACATTGCAAAATTGGAGAATAGTATTATGTATACGATTACAAATCCAGAATCATAAAAAGATGATTTTATAAGTTTGGATAATTTATGAATTTTAGCAAAGTTACAAAGGAGGGGGGTCATGCCCCATTTTAAGTAAATTCAGAAATGGATTCAGATTTATTCAAAAATGGGTGATTAGAAACGTGCGGGAAAGCCAACGAGATTTGCGCCCAATCCGAACCCGGCTCCTTGTCGAGCTGTGACACCGACCGAGGGCGACACGGCATCCAAGATAGCGAACACGACGGCGGCCAAGACAGCCAAGGTAGCGACTTCATCCAAAGGCAGGGCCTTCTTGGGGATGAAGATAGCGGCAGCGGCGATAACGAGACCTTCAATCAGATATTTGATAACACGGTTAACAATTTCAGCAAATCCGTAGCCCATCATTTTCTATATTGAATACTAAGAAAAAAACTCATCACACTAGCTGGAGTTTAAAGATTTAAAACTGAAGATCCATAGAGATGAGCACAGACAAGAATTCCTCAACCGTAATTGAAGATTTCCTAGACGAAGACACCGAAATTGCTGGTCAGCGCTACGTGCTGCTCAGTTTCCTCAGTCCGGAGAAAGTACTGGATAAAAAGGAATTGTTCTTCTTCCAAAAGTTTCTACATGCCTATGAGGTGGATTGGAAGATCAAGAACCTGGAAAAGTATTTGGTAGATACCGTTAAAAACATTAACACGGAATTGGACGACCATGCCCGAGAACTAGAAAAGGGCGATCAGTTTGATGCTGCCGCAATTTGCCGTAAGAATCGTCTGTCGATTGACAATGTGATGGGTACATATGGATCCTTTGTTCAGAAAAGTCGCAGTGATTTGAACAAGGTTAAAATTGTAGAAGCATATGATGATTTTATGTATACGCAGAAGACGAAACTGGAAGAGGAGTTCTATGCGCTAAATGATTGTCATACCTCCATTCGTGGTTTGAAGGTTCGTGGTGTTTATGGTAATCCGAAGGAGGCAGAACTAAAGGCCAAGAAGCTCCAGGCAAAGGATAAGTATCACAACATCTTTATGGCGGAGGTGGGTAAGTGGACACCGTGGGATCCCTCGCCCCATGAGATAAAGGATCAAGAATACCAGAATGATCGTCTCAATAACTTGATGAAGAAATACAAGGAAAATGAAGATTCTCGTGAGCAATTCTTTGAGGAGCGCACAAAGAACTCCAAGAAGGTGGTCGGTATGCCAACCGAAAATGCAGCAGCTAGTGAGGCATCTGGTCAATTTGATGGTATGTTTGGCGGTAAGGGCGATTTGGTTTTTCAGAGGAAGGTAGAGAAGGCAGAAGTAACAGTAGAAAAAGTAACAGATGATTTAAAAAACGTGGTAGTTAATCCTTCTTCGTAATAATAACAAAATATCATTATAATTTTTATTTTATAAAAAAATATAATGAAATATAATCAATTTCATAATGAATTATGAATAATATCCCATTGCATCGGATGTACCAGGCACTGTCTTCTTCATGCATGATTGCGATGCACCATCACAGAAGGTTCCCTCTGGGCAGGATTGTCCGCTATTATTTGGAGAACTGCATAGATATGCGGTATTGGGGTCAGGAACATAAGTTGCATTAGGAGCAGATGCAACATGTGGAACACTTTGCACTTCATCGGAATATCCTTGAAATCCAGAAATACTGTAATGCACATCCATACGATCAATGTACCGCACCACCATAGGTAACAAAATGATAACAACAACTAGTAGGACGAACATTGCGCCAATTCCCATAGATTTAGACCGTGCCATTTTCTCTAGCAAATAGAGAGGTTTTATTACGCTAAGAATGAGACTCTGAATAATCAGATTAATATTTAGTAGGCGGTGTCATTGGTAAATCAGATAACAGGGGCAGTTTGGGCGGAATATCAGATGCACAATATCCATTCATGCACCGTACACGGTCTCCTGAACACGATGGTAAATTGACACCGCATCGTCCTGAATCTACAAATCCCTCGGAAGAGTCTTTACCCATAACCACATATAGTATCATTAATACAAGTACAATAATAAATACCGTACTTGCTTTATAACGGTACTTCATATTACTAACTTATGTTAATATTTCTTCTGTACATTAATGGCGGGTCCACGTAGCTTCTGGGCATTTCTAGGATCATAGGCATTTGCATCTTCTTCATCTTTGTAACGTGCCATCATCTCGGATTGCCGCCATAATTCAGGCGCACCCATTTTAAATTCACCATGAATTTCGGCTTTGTACCAAAAAATAGTATCTTCCAATTTATTACTCTGTGTATTGTTATTAATGACCAAACATTCATAATTCTGCGTACATTGATCCATCATTTGACAAAAGAATTCAAAGGAAGGAAAGGCAGATCCATAATTTTGATAGAGACGCTCACGATTGTTCCTGTATGGTTCTCTTAGAATGAAGACATAATCTACATTGGTACGAAGAGCAGGTTGAATACCAAGAGGAAACTGCATCGTAATAATAAAAAATACTTTGAGCCATCGCCCATTCATAAATAAATAACGAATATTCTTATCATGTGTCCATGAATCATCATACATACAATCATCTAGAATCATAAATGCACGAGGATCAATCGTAGACCGTATTCCTTTATCACCATCTTGCTGAATTTTTTGCATTACCAGCTTTTGGCGTTTAACGAAATTTGCTAAAATAACCGCATTATACTCACCATGAATAAACATGGGTGGAACAATCTTTTTAAAGAAACCGTTTGACTCTTCCGTACCTGAAATAACACAACCCATTGGTAAATCTTGGTGGTGAAACAGCAAATCACGAACCAATGTAGACTTACCTGTACGCCGACGGCCAATAAATACAGCCACAGCATCTTGTGGAATGCTCTTCATAACAAACTTCCGGAGATTAACATTTACACCGCCTTGTGCTGCCATTAACTCTAGTACACCCTCTGGTAATCGTGCGCTGTATAAACACGCAGATAAGTCTTTTAAAGAAGGAGATGAAAGCTGTATTAAAGTCACTTTTACGTGATCCTTGTAGATCTCGTGATTTGTCAGAAAATGAAAAAGAGTCGTTTGCAACATATTCCCATGTGCAACGGTATTACCCTGCACTAGATCTATTTCCTATCCCTGATTCTGCACTTTCTCATAAAAATATGGAACTCCCTACAAAATATACAATTCATGAATGGATAAATCAAGAAAAAGATAATCCTAAATTTTGGAAAGCTACTCGTGTACCACACCAAACTGATATAGAAGCAGATACACCACTTCCTGAAGAATGTAATGTCTTTACCAAAATTGTACATTTATTGAATCCTGTTGATATTCTAAAAGAGAAATACGTATGCCCTGAGCATCCATTAGTTCCTCAGAGTGAGAAAACATGGAAGCATACTCTTTTTAAGCTTCATAGTCATAATAATCAGGCCTACGTAGATGCAGTAGCTAATTTTGTTCTGAGTCGGTTCAGAGAATTAGATTTAACCCCGCATTGTATTTTGTCCTATGGATCCTTTACAGGAATCAGTAAAAGTTATCAATATAATATCTCAGGTGAATATGACAGTTATCGTCAATCACGCTGGTTTTGGAAAGGAATGCAATCACATAGCGCTAGACTAACCATTATTCGTGACGGTGAACAACATATTAAGGATATGGAGGAATTTAAAGAATTATATAAAGAACTCACCACATGCCCCTTTGACGATAAAGATGAAGAATTAGAAGTTCAATTAGATAGTCTAGAAGAACTAGATAGTGATATTGAGTCCGTTACATCTTTTACATTTGATACCATTGAAGATAATGCAGAGAACATCAATGATATCTTTGAAATCAATAAAAAAATGACAAATCAATTATTGGGAGATTCAAAAAGTATTACATCCATTAGCAATTTTGATTCAGGAAGTGAATTTGGATCCAACGAAGAGTCAGAGGAAGGATCAGATGAAGGATCGGATGATGAATCCGAACTAGATATTGATATTTGTTTGGATATTCCTAATATGCCCATTATTATGATCGCACAAGAAGCACAAGAAGGTGTAATGGATGAACTGCTAGATGAAGATGAAATTGATGGATTTGAACGAGAGTCGCAAGGATGGGAATCACGATGGATTGCATGGCTCTTTCAAGTAATTGCTGCACTCACTTTCTTACAAAGTGCAATCTGTTTTACACACAATGATCTTCATTCTAATAATATTCTTTGGAGAAATACAACACAGCGGTTTCTCTATTATAAGAAAAAAGATGGAACAGTATGGAGAATTCCCACCTTTGGAAAGATTTTTAGTATTATTGATTTTGGTCGCTCCATCTTTCGTCTAGGAAAGCATCTATGGGTATCAGATGACCATTGGCCTGACCAAGAAGCAGGGGATCAATATAATTTTGGACCTTTCTTTAATCCAAATGAACCTAAAGTAATGCCCAATCCTTCCTTTGATTTATCTCGTTTAGCGGTTAGTCTCATTGATGGTCTCTTTGATGAACCACCATCAAAAAAGAAGGGAAAAGGCATTCCAATCATGAGTGAAGAAGGATCATGGAAGGTATATGAAACTAAATCTCCTCTCTATAATCTACTATGGAGCTGGACAGTGGATGATAATGGAAAAACAATTTATGAAGACAAAAATGGTGATGAAAAATATGAAGGATTTGAACTCTATATTCGTATTGCCCATGATGTACATGGGGCCGTTCCAAAAGATCAATTGCATAAGCCTGTTTTTCAACAATATGTATGGAAAAATAAAGTAGCAGAAAATGAAAAAATTTATGAATTGGGTATTTAATTATCCTCTTTACGATCTCTAAAATATTGCATAATATCTTTTTTAAATTCCTCTGAAAACGTTGAAGTAGGTATGATAATACCTTTTTCATCATAGGTAATATCGGTATAAGGTGAAAACTGGTGTCTAATTAATATTTGCCAGCGTTCTACATATTTTCTATTTTTCTTTGTTCCATGATAATAATGACGGATAACACCAGGTACATATCCAATACGCAATTTACTTGATTTCTTTTGAAATTCTAAAATACTATTTTTATAGCCTTCATGATAATTATAATTGAGAGCAATATCACATTTATCAATATAGGATAGAGCCATTAGAAAATCTCCCGAACCTAATACTCCCTTATCATATAATCCTCCAAGTTTTTCATAAGCTTTTCGTGTCATGGCCCACGCATAACCAGGATGCCAATAATCTAGACCCTTCAATGTGTATTTTTTCTCTTTACAAAAACTGTAACCAAAACTATTAAATATATTTAAATTAGAACCATCTCTGTCCATATCTGTACAATGACTAAATAACTGAACAATATCTTTGCATCCATTTAGAACCTTTAATGTATCCATTGCCCATGTAGGACTATCAAATTCTAAATCTGCATCTATCCATGCAAATGCTTTGTAAGTGGCTGGTAATAAATATTTTACACCAAGATTTACCATGTTTTCTTTATGCCAAATGGGAACCTCTGTTTTGAGTTGTAAATGATTTTTATTTGTTGCACTGGTCACAATAAATGATTGTTTTGGATAAATCATTTCCACAATATACAAATGTATATTTTCCTCCTCTTCTTCCATACGTTTCACAAATTCTTTCAAAAGAATATAACGACGAGCATACAAGCATGGATTAGAAATGACAATGATCACATGTAATTTATCTTCAACCGGATCATTATTTTTAATTGCATACTTAATATCATTACTTTTGTAATGAATATCATTAATTTCTATACCATTAATTAGTGTCATAATATATTTCTATCTATAGAGATATATTATAATTTATTATGTAACATTAATTTGTATTGCAAGGTGCGGTAGATAATATCTGACATGGACATCCATTATCAATAATATTAGATCCTCCTAGTCCTTTACGAAAATCTGCCATTTGGCCTGTACGAACAGTATTAATAATAGATTGATCGTAGATTCCTAGCAGTGGTGCATATCCAGTATTAGGTGAGGATGTACTTGTGATGCGATTAATAAAGGAGCCGGATTCTGCTTTATTTTTACGACGAACAGTAATTTGTGAACTATCATATATCGTTGTCGGCATTTCTATGTACTATACATAAATTTATCTTCCTGCTAGACGTGGTGGTCCTACTTGTAGCAGGTCTAGATCACTAGATTCACCACCTACAAATACAGTAGGCATAGCTGTGGGCAATTCTAATTTGGGAAAGAGATCAGGAACAAGTACACCAGTAAAGGCAATCAAAATAGAACCACTAATGAAATCTTGCAAGAATTGTATGTTTTTGTAGTCTTTATCCTTATATTTTGCGCCAATATAGCTTAATATAATGAAGATTACTCCACCGACAAAAATCCATGGAAACCATGCGGGCATCATTATTCTGTCCGTGTGATAAAAACACAGTTAGATTGATCGCACGCTGTAATCGCACTATTCCATTTATAACTCTTCATAATCATTTGATCCTAATTCTTCATTGTTCACTTGATCAAAGTCAATTTCAGCCGATAATGATACACCACTATCATCCATTAGTTCCGGGATGGAATCATCTGTATCTTTTGGATCAAAGATCATATCGGACCCTTGAGGATCTTCTGAATCAAATACCGTGTCAAACTGTCCAAAACGAACAGAGGGTTTATCATCAATAATGATGGTTTGTGGTGGCAATTGTAAAATCTCGTTGAGTTTGCTTTCTTGCACAATGACTGGTGTTGCGTTGGATGTTACAATAGGTGTTGCGATAGGCGTTGCGATAGGCGTTGCGATAGGCGTTGCGATAAGCGCTGCAACTGGCTCAACTATAGGGACTTCAATCGGTGTTGCGACGGGTGTAATAACTGGCTTTGGTGCCTCTAATGTCACTTCAGGTGGAGTAGTTAAAGGTATATCTGGTTTAGAAATAGTAACATCTGGTACTGTTTTCTCTGTATCTTCATCATCACTATCCTCTTCAACCGGTTCTGCAACAGAAGATGCATCGCCTCCATTGATAAAATCCTTCAAGATAGACTTCACAGGAACCAAACTTCGCACTGCTTGATGAATACCTTCATTCAAAATACCTTCAATACTTCGGTAATTCTGCTGCTTCTCAATTCCAGAAATACCTTCACGGAACAAATATGTAGAACTCCATAATAATTTTGAGGATTCACACAATACCTTGAACAAAAAGTGTTCCACCTTTGGAATATTAATTTCCACCTTTTTGTTATTGGAAGAAAGCCGAATTGCAGTTAGCACTTTGGTATGCGCAATGAATACAGCCGTAAGAAGATCTTCTAAGTAATCACACCCTGAATTTACAAGAATGGTATGAATTTCATTATTCACCTTCTCCATATTCCAATCATGAATCTCATTCAAATAATTCTGAAATTGCCAAAGTGCTTTTTTTGGTTCTTGTACCATTGCCTGTTTGGCCTTTTCAAGTAATTCAACAAAGAACTGGAAATAAGCGGGGACAAGAAAAAAGCACAATTGTTTGGTATACTCTGTACGAGCATCCGAGTAGACGGATACAATAGAATCTGAGCCTCTATTCATTCTTCTTCCTTCTCTGGTGTTGTCTGGACCTTATCTAACGCACTACCCAAAAATGCCCATAATGAACCAGATAGTTCCATGCATTTACCGTAGTCCTTTAATAATACCTCATTGGATAATAATGAATTAATAAGTGTTTCAGGATTGTAACCATTTTTAATGTACTCTACCAGTTTATC